CTTTTCACCTGGCAATTCAACTTCTTTTTTATCATCAGTAGATTCATAATCTTTTAAAGCCTGTTGTGCATCAGCAGCTTTACCTGCTAATTCTTTAATTCTAATCTTAAGTTGTTTTGATTCTTCGCCATCTGCTGCCTTCAGCGCAGTTTCTGCTGCCGCTAGGTTTGATTTTGTAGTTGCAATAGTTACCACCTTTTTAAGAGCGTCAGATGTAGCCAAGTCTTTCATTCTTTGACTAACTGCAGATGCTTTATCTTTTAGTGCTTGATTCTTAGCTTTATTTGCAGCATCTAAAACCTCCTTTTGCTTAGGATCTATTTTACCTGCAGACTTTTCTTTCTTTTTAGCATGATCAACATTGTTTAAAGCTATTTGAACTTTAGTCTGTTGATACTTCTTGGCATTATTTTTAATCTTTGTATATTTAACAGGATTACTTGCAATACCTTTAATATCGGTAATACCTTCGTCTACACCTTTATTAGACTCTGTTATAAATTGATTGTATGATTTTAATCTTTTCATATCTAGTTATTGATTTTTTTATATATTAAGGTTATTAAAACAAAAAAAGGTCCGCCGTTAAGCGAACCTTTTTAAAAGTAATATATCTAACTAGGATTAGATGATTGATACACCAGTACCAAAGTTGAATCCTAATGTGTAATACATTGTTTCTGGGTGGAATCCAGCGTCTACTAAAGCGAATCTAGATTTAACCGCGATTTTAGGAGCCATAGTTCCTTCTGCGATTGTCTCAACAGATTCAGCCATTAAGTAAGGCATGAATACTAAACCAGGAGAATTACCATCACCTTTTCTACCTACAGCAACTCTATAGTCAGTCCAAGCCATGTTTGGATCAACATAAATAGTTACACCAGCCAAAGCACCGATTGGATATAAAGATCCACCAGCTTGGTTGATTGTATTTGATAGTGGGTAAGGTACGAATCCTGCAACATCCTGAAGTGCCGTAGCAATTTCTCCAGAAGTTACTGCGAAAGTAGCAGGTCCTCTTCTTCCTCTTGTTGCGATTAGGTTAGAAGCAGCAAGTACTTTAGTATACAACCTACGTTGTAAAGTTCCTTGTGTTTCACCACCTGCACCAACAATAGTTCTTTGAACAGTTGCATTGATAATTGTTGTGTTGTCAGCATTTCCAAGTCCTAGTGGAATTGTAACAGCACCAACAGTAGTACCATAAGCAGCAGATAATTGTAAACCATCAACAGTATTTACATTACCTGCATTAGTAGCTCCATTTCTGAAGATTCTATCCAAGATGTATTTGTTAATAGATTGAGTTAACTCATTTACCAATACAGCTTCTACTTGAGCAACAGCGTCAATTCCGAATTGCTTCAGATCTTGAACTTGTTCTCTAGTTACGGCAGCAGCAACTTGGAAAGTTTTTGCAGCAACTGATTTGTTAAATAAACTTAGACCCATAATGTTATCTGGAGTAGATTCACCTACACCTCTTTCATAAGGATCGTTAGAGTCAATAGCAACCATTGGTGGATTACCAGCTCTGTTGTTGTCTTCAAACGCATCACCAGAGAAACCAGTAATATGGTCTTCTAAAGCTTTAACGTATTCAGCAGCACCGTCAAAGTCACCTAAGTCAGTAGTCATTGCAGCTTCTAAGAAAAAGCTAGTAGCAGCAGCAACAGCAGTATAAATTGGTTCGTATCCTTCAGTACCTTGAGCAAACGTAGTTCCAGCAGCGTCAGAGTTACCTCTTACACGGAAAATTGGAAATCCGTCAATTCTTGATTGACCTACATAAGTTAATTCATATGATGCATTTGCACCAGTACCTACGTAGATTACTGAATTTACAGCTAAAGCAGTTCCAGTAACCTGAGTTAGTGGAGCTTTAATTAATAATGGAGCAGAGTTTCCGTCTATTCCACCAGCTTGAGTTGTTCTACCTCCACCATATACGAAGTCTAGGTAAGTTAATACTCCCATAGGACCTTGCATTGGTACAACTGGTACTAAGTCTAAACCTACAGTCTGAGCTGCTACTTGCATTGCAAGTGGTAACAAAGAAAAAGGTCTATCTCCAGAACCTGGAGTCATAGCACCGTTAAAGTTGTTCATTGTAGTAGGATCACTAGGAAAAGCAGTTGCTCCCATACCTTGAGTATTCATGTTTGGATTTAAGTGTACAGTATTATATACACTTTCATTAAGGTTATGGTAATGGCAATACTTAGACATCCAAGATAACTTGGCTTTTTCAGTGATACCAGTACTTTCCTCAATGATAGGGCCCCAGGTCTTTTGAACCTCAGCCTCGTTGATTAATTGATTTGCGTACATTTTTATAAAATTATTTTTCGCATTTTTGTGGAATTTTTCAATTCCGTTTATTTAATCGCCTCGGTTCTTTTCTTCTTAACCATTCGATTAATATCTTTTAGATTAGATTATCTACCTAATCTGAATTTCATTTTGTTTACTAAGTCGTTTTTAAAAGATTCATTTATTAATGGCTCTTTTGTATTTGCAGACTCGGCAGCAGTTTTACTTTCGTTAATAGCTTCTGTTACAATTTGAGTATCTCTAAGATCTCTTGTTGACCAAAAGTTATTAATTCCATATTGATTATTTACAGGATGAAACCTTGATTCAGAAATAATTTGATGTTGTCTTGATTCAGAAAGGTTATTCCATTTTTCTTTAAATTTTTCTGGCATATCAGAAACTACATCTAATTCTCTTTTCTTTTCAATAAAATTAGATTCCCAAATATTTTCAGCTTGTATAGTTGACATAATTGGTTTAGCATTCATTGATTCTACAATCATAGCTTGCTTCTCTGTTGATAAAGAATTAAATTCATTCTTTTTAGATTCTCCTAAGAAATTCATAAAGTGCATTTCAGATACATTCTTAACCTCAGCAGCTGCAATTAACTTTTCTAATTTTTCTTCAATAGAATTTTTATAATCTACAGTCTCATGAGTTTTACCACACGATTCACACATTTCTTTTAATTTGCCTTTATCAGCATCTGGATACTTTTCACAAACTTGTTCGTATGTCATACCTTCATCCATACATTTTGAAACTTCTTCCATTGTTGGCATAGCACCTTCCTTCATTCCGTATTCATTAACAGTATCTTCATTAATAGAATCGGCTTTAGGAGTATTTATATTCTCTGCAATGTATTCAGAATATTTAATACTCTTATCTACATTTTCACCAAGATATTCAGAATAAGCAATATTCTGATCAACCTTCTCGGCTACATATTCAGAATAATCGATACTCTTTTCTAAGTTTTCGGCAACATAGTTAGAATATTGAATTCCTTTGTCAGCCATCTCAGCAACATGCTCAGAATATTGAATACTACCATCAAGCTCTTCAGCTAAATAAGAAGCATAATCTTTAATTGAATTTACATTCTCTGCTAAATAGTCAGAGTATGAAATATTTTTGTCTAAGTTTTCTGATAAGTATTCAGCATAATCAGTAACCTGATTTACTTTCTCTGCAATATGCTCGGTGTACTTAATAAGTTTTTCCATTACCTCATCATTGTTAGAATTAGTAGATTCCTTAACATTACTTAGAACTCCAGATACATATTCAGTATACTTTTGAAAATCTTCGACGGATACATAGTTTTTATTTTCCATTGTTAGATCTTTTTTATTATCGTTGTTATTTTCAGTTTCTTCCATTTCGTAAATCAATATTCCATCATCATTACTTAGGCCAAAAGATTCATTTACTCTGGATAATTCTGCATTCTCAAAACCAGGATCTGCAACCAGATCATAAGTAAAAAACTTTTTAATTTTAACTTTACCATTTTCATCTACTGTACCAGCAGCTCTACTTGAAATATGTAAAGGAATACCATCTTTGATAAGAGCCTGCGCTTCTTTACCTTTAGAAGTATTTAATAATCTTATTTTACCAATAACTTGTTTTTTATCTTTATCATAATCTAAAGATTCTACAACATGAGATACATTAGCTAAACTAACATCAAAATCTTTTGGGTGGTCTAATTCACCTAGAAGCTTATTGGTCTTAACCTTTTCTTGTAATTCATTAATGTGAGGCATTACTTCTTTCTCCTCATAAATTCGGTTATTCTTGTTCTTAACATCAAATTCGGTAAATACTCCCTCTAATACAACAGAACCGTCTTCACCGGTAGTTATATCTAAATTTGATTTCTGTCTTTCAAGAATTAATAATTTTTTTCCTGACATTTTCTAGTAGTTATTTGATTTATATATTACAATCTCTGTAAAGTTTTTATTAGAGGTCTGCTAATGGATCTTCATCTGCTGCACCTTCTTTCTTCTCTGGTTTAAAATCTGCTTTATCGGCACCTAAAAGGATCTTTTCAATATCTTCATCTGAGTATTTTTCTTTCTCTAAATCAGCTCTTTCTTTTGCTCTAGCATTAGCCTTTAAATCTTCACGAGTAAAGCCGCCATATCTCTTAACCAAGAATCCTAAATCGAAGTATGGAATTTCCTCCATTTCTGCTGTCATGGTACTTAATTGAGTTTTTAGGTTACCTATAAAATCTACTCTTTTCGTTTGTAATTCCATTTCTTTCATTTCTTCAAAGACGTTATCCTTAACAAAATCTAATCCTAAACCGGATTTAAATGAAACATCGTTTTTTAATTCTGGATGATTAAGACACATTTGAAGATACATTGGCTTTACGAGTATTTCTTGGAATATAGATCTTAAGCGATCAACAAATTTAGAAAACTTAATTTCATCTCTTAGCATTCCGCTAGCATCCATATCATAAGTATTTCCACCTTCTTTATCAAATCTTGAGAAAGGAATCTTAGAAGCCAATTTTAATCTATCTGCAAAATATTTAAGAGATTCAGTATCTCCTAAGTCTGGTCCATCCCCACCAATTGTACTAATCTCTGGTGAATCACCGTCTTTTGAAGGTAACCAATATTCTTTATTAAAAGGCATCATTGGTTTTCCGTTAGTTACAATTTCACCACTTTCTTGGTTAAAATCTACAACTTCTCTATATGAGTTCATTAATGAAGCTAATGATTGTTTTGCTCTAGTTTTAGATTTACCACCTACAGGTATAATAAATTGAGTCTTAAATGAAGCATTAGAAACAGCCCAGATAATTCTAGTTGTTTCCATAATTCTTAAAAGGTTAAATGATCTTATTAATCTTTCAACATAAGATATTCTCATTGGTGAATTAACTTGTGAATAAGAAAGGTATATGATTTGTGAATCCCATAACTTTCTCTCTTTAGCACCCTGTCCTTTATATTGTACCCATTGCTTCTTTCCAGTGTCAGTATCTATACCAGGCATTAAGGAAATAGGGTCTAATTCTTTAAATCCTATAATCTCTGTCTGTTTATCATTATATACTATCTCAAAAGCAAGGAATCCATCTACTAACCATTTTCTAAAATAATTCCATGGCTGAACTGAATCATTAAAACCAAAGTAATTATAAAGGTTATTATATACATCACCAATCTCATCTTCGATAGAACTTGCAATATGTCCATGAAAATTTGAATATGCCATAAAATTAGATTCATCAAATACAATTGCCTCATCGGTAATTACATCTAGGATATCTTCTATTTCATCTTGTACTGCATATTCTCTAAGCTGATCTCTTTTCTTTTCATAATCTCTATCAAATATAGAGATATTCTTTTTCATTGTAGTATCTGTTAATGATAATGCAGCAAATGCACTATACATATCATCAGCATCAGAACCCATTGGATTAAATTGGTAACCCATTTGATTTTCTGTAAACCCTACTGCACGAGAATTACGGATGATCATATCATCGTAAGCCATGCCTAAATTAGAAAGATCCTTTAAAATCTTCCTTACTGGATTACCTGTACTTAAGGGTCCTCTTCTATCAGTAAAACCTGCCATATTGTTTTATCTTTTATTGTTTATATATTCTTGTAATATAATGCTTGCGCTTCATTAATATTTCCACCAAAAAAATGATTTTGATTGTTTACAGCACCTATATACCAATCATCATATCCTAACATTCTAGGTTTTCTCATTCTATCTAATCTATACTGTCTAATTGCATAAGTAAGATTATATTTTCTACCTAGAGATTTTTTTAAATTATCATAGGTAAATTCACTTAACCTAGGTTGAGCTATAGGATTACCTGGTGCTTTATTTATTGCAGAAGCAATAGTACTTTTAAATGATTTAAAAACATCAGAAAGAAAAGGTATTCTAGAATCATAAGGAATGTAGTGGATGTTTAAACCTAATTGATGATCATTATCACTTTTGCCTAAACCTAATACTAAAGGATAAGTATCATAAAATGTTTCGTCTGGTGTAAAGTACTCAAACGAATACATCTTACCGTTATCTAATAATCCTTTTGCAATACTACCGATACCTTTAAGGTCTTTGTCTGATTGTTTAGAAGCACCAGTTCTACCTTTATAATCTGCAAGGTAAATATCTAAGTCTTCTTGAAAGGATCCTACTATTGCCATTAGAATAATTTTGAGTCTTCTGTTAAAAGCATTACTTTAAAATTTCTCTGTTTTGCCATTTTATTTAATGCTTCAGTTTTACAAAGGTTTCTAACATAAGTTTCATATCCATGTTTAAAATTTTTAAGTGCCTTTGCTGTTTTTCTTTTTGGTGGTTTAGGTTTTTGTAATTGAGCCTTAGGTTTTATTTCTACTACATATTCTTCAATTATACCAGCTTTATCCATTTTTATATAAAAATCTGGATAATAGTTATGAAACTTACTATCCAACATATTAAAGTATTTTATGGAAAAAGGTTCAGAAGCCCACTTTATTACTTGTTCATTATGATCACACCAATGGCAAAACTTACGTTCCCAGCTACTTCTATATATGATAGGATGAGGGCCTATATACTTTTGTGGATTAATAGGATTATAATACCCTTGTTTAAATCCAGACTTTGAAGTAGGTTTTACCTTTTTAATGCTCATTTAAAATTTATATAGTATATATGCCGTCACTATCAGCACTACCATTAATTGAAACAGTACCTGCATATTTTCTAGGATGTAGTTTATTCCACCCTTTTGCAAATCCTCTTTTACATATTTCAGTAAAATAAGCAAACGCATTAGTTGATTTTTCTGGATTAAAATTTCTCCAATATTTAAATAGATCCATATAAGCAGATGCTATACAGTCTTGTCTATCGTCTGGGTTTGCATATGATAGTTTTCTAGAACACTTATCAGCTAATAACATTAAAAACTCTAATGCCTTTGGTGTAAGCTCATCCTGTTCTTTGGATAATATTATTTCTTCTAAAAGATCTCTGTTGTTGAGATAATTTCTTTTTCTTGCCATTTGTAAATGTTTATTTATTATTATATACAAAAAAAGCCGATAGTTTATTATTACTACCGGCTCTTTATATTATAAAGGGTTATTAAATCTTAACATTCAATTGGCTCTTTGGGCAAATTGTAGATTTTCCAGTTTTAGGGTTAATACATTCTAATTGGTCATCATCACCTAAAGAAGTATAGTCTTCAGCACTTACCATAACTTCCATACCTTTTTTAAGACCGTTACCATTTTTAGCAATCTCAGCTTCAACAAATCCATCGTCTAAATAATCGTTACGACTTTTTTTTTCTGTTACTGCTTCTTCTTTCTTTTCATCTTCTTCTTCAAAATCTTCTCCGTCGTGTGTTTTAGACTTATCGCCTTTGTTACCACCTAATACAACTTTGTCATATGTTTCTTGTAAAGATTTTTCAAACTTAGAAATTTCTTCTTCTAACAGATTCATAGCTTCAGTAAGTTCCTCAGTTTCGCCAAGTTTATTAATAGCTTCTTTTACCTTTGCTTTCTTTTCTTCTAAAAATGAAATTTTATCTGAAATATCAGATCTTTCCTTTTCAACTTTAGCAACTTCATTATTTTCAGCAATCAGTTGTTCTGATAAAATTGGAGAAGCGTCATAGTTAATAAATTCCTTAACTAATTTAACTGTCTCAGTTGCAGAAGATACAAATACCATTTCATTTACGTGCATTCCAGAATTAACTTTATTTACATAAAATCCTTCTTGGACATTAATCATAGTTAAAAATAAATTTGAAAATTCATTTGAAGTAATATTTGTAAAGTTATCCATTTCAGCAAGAAGATCAACAGATTCAAAGAATTTACATACTTTATCAATCTTCCATTGATTTCTATAACCGAAAAAGTTAAGAGCCATTAAAGATTCTTTTAATTCAATTATACTAGCATTTGATAAATCAGTATTTCCTAATTTAATAGTACCTTCAGTTAAATTATATTCTAATGTTCTGTCATTACCTTCACCGAAAGTAACTAAAGTATTATTCATATTCTTAAACATTCCTAATCCTTCTAATACATCAAAGAATCTAGCATCTTTAACTTCAGTTTCAGTAATTGCCTTTCCATCAAAGTTATAATTCTTTCCATGTAAGTGGAATGTTAATCCATTTTCTGATTCTAAAACTGGTGAAAGAATTGTAGAAATATGTCCACCTCCATTTGAAGAAGCTTTATTATCTTCTGCTTTCATTTCATTAAGAATAGCTTTACAATCCATTGACCATGGATTCTTTGCAGCAATAGAAGAAAACTTAGCTTTTATAGAATCTGATGATTCAGTTAATAAACCTTCTAAATCATTTACTAATCCTTCAAACATTTTTCCTTTTTGTGTTTGTGTACGTGATACTGCTTCGGCTATTCTAAAAGACCATTTTGTATCTGTATAAGCTCCTGTAATATAAGATCTTAATTCTCTTATTGGATTAATCCAATCTGAAGATGCTAAATCTCTGTGAAGTTGTTTAGCAATTGTAAACTTAAGCATAGGGTTTACATTGTTTTCTATCTCTTCACTGATTACTTCAGTTTCTTCGTTTTTAAATCTCATAGGGAATGCCTTGAGAGATTCTTCTAAAATGTTGAGGGCATTGTTAGCAGTATAAGAAACTCTGGAGTTATCCGAATTCATTACCTTTAAAGCTTCGATGCTCTTCATAACATTTTCGTGCAGTTCAGCAATTGTAAATTTCATTTCGTTATGATTTTTTTGTTTATTATTATTTTCTGTAATTTCTATTTGATTTCCTTTAAAGGCGTTAATAGCACTCATTGCTAATTGTTGAGGCGTTCCCATTCCTACCAGAATTGTAAGAACTTGTGAGTCTGTCATCGGCCCACCTTCTACTACTTTACCATTTTTTCCATCCAATTTAGTTTTACCGCTTTGGGAAAACAGAACACCAACTATATCAATTAGTTGCTGTGGTGGAGTATTAAGGTAAGGTGCGTCAGTATTAACACCATATTGACGATCTATTCCGCCGCCCATATAAACTTGTGTCTGACCTTCTTTAATAACTTTTTCCATATTATAGAATTTGATTTGTTTTATATATTCTAGGATCTTAGAGTTAATTATCCTTCATCATTATTAGCATTACGATAAACCTTACTGGGTTTACTTTCTAGTGGTTTAGGTGATGAATCAATCTCTCTTTCTTCAAATGGCCCACCTACTTCTTCATCAGTAGTATTATTAAATCCACTATTACTATACATTGCCGTTACCGGAGCAACTCTTATATCATTATCACTAAATTTAAAGGTTTGGAATATGCCACCGAAATAGATTCCCATATTTCCACTATCATCACACCTAAGTTGACCAACACCTGATGCATTAGGATTGGCTTTTAATGCTTCTTTAGTAATAAAATCAATCTCTGGTAATAAAATACCACTTTCAAATACTGGCATAAATGATTTTAATTCCATTTCAAAAGTAACCTGAAATTCTTTTTTGTCATTAAGCCCCCATTCAAATAACCTATCTTGTGAATAATCCTCTGGCACTGACATTGAAGCATTAACTCTGAACATACCTAAATCTACATTAAATAAAGTGCCTTTATATAATTTACTCATAATGGCTTCAGTAACCTTTAACATCTCTAAATTATCAGAACAAATAATAGTTACGCTGAATCCTATAGTTATTGGTAAAAAGTTAGTCATTAAAGAAAATGTCTTTAACACACCATCCCACTCTCTTACAAATTCTGCTCGCGTAAACTTATTAGTTTGTTCATCGGCGCTAATAGACATTGAATTCATTTGAACTATTCCTCGAGGAACTACTTCATAATCACCTATTGCTTTACCTGTCTTTTCAGCATCAAACATAAAGTTATCTAAAAGAAATCTCTCATTACCAGAAATAGAATAAAAGAAAGGTACTTCAATTTTCTTTAAAGTATCCTCATCTATTTGATTATAAAAGTATACCTTTTTACTTAATTCAGCTAACATACCAACAGTTAGGTATCTGAGTATAGTATTATCTTTATTAAATTCCTGGTTATATGCTGACATCTATTAGACTTTGTTTATATTCTATTTATCCAATAGATTCAATGTTAAATTCGCTAAAGCCACCATCTTTAGTTATTTCAATCTTTTTATCAAAATATTCGCTTGGTAAAACTGTGTGATTAATAACAAAGGTATTAAGGCCTATATCTTGTATTGTATTATGAAGTATGTTAATTATATGGTGTACACCATCAGAGTCAATAGAAGAGAAGATTTCATCTAAAAACAAAATGTTTAGTGATGGGAATCTAACCTTAATCATTTTTATTAATGCCATGATGATTACAAAATCAACCTTTTTCTTTTCACCTGTGCTTAATGTCTTAGGGCTAATCTCTGTTCCTAAATGATGGAGAGAACAATAAAACTTTTCATTAAATCTAATACCAAACGGTATTCCCATCTCTCTCCCCATTAATTGGATGTGGTTATTAAAAGAAGGAAGTATAGATCTTACTGCTAAGTTCTTAATTCCATTTTCACCCATAATGTTTTCTAAGATAGTTAAGTAATAATCCTGACCTTCACTCTTTAGTTTACCGGTAGATTTATCATCCTTCCTAGTTTTAAAATCTTTTACTAATTGCTTAAGATGAGATCCAGATTCCGATTCATCTTTATCAGCCATTTCAATTAACTTATCTTTAATGGCTTCCATTTGAGTTTCTAATTGACCAACCTTAACATGTATCTTCCTACCTTTTTGCCTAAGATCAGTTAATTCAGCCTCTGCTTTTTCTGCATCGTCTTTTATTTGATTCCATTCAGTAAATAATAAATCTAAAGAATCTTGTTTTTCTTTTTTAATATCTAAATGAAAATCAGAATTAAGAGGAGCTGTACATGTAGGGCATTCGTTGTTTTCGTATAGCTTAAGTTCTTTCTTAACAGTATTAATCTTAGAATTTAATGTTGATTTTTTATTGTTTTGCTTTCTTGAATTTTCATCTAATTTTTCTAAGTTAATTTTCGTTGCAGATGTAAGCTCTTTTAGTTTTTTTCTATTTTCATTTAACTGCAATAACTTCTCCTTAAGAATTTTAATTTTTTCAGCATCTTTATTTTTACTAACCTTTTCAAAATGCTTTATCTTATCAATTACAGATTCTATTGATTCATTAAGAGTTCTTATTTCATCATCATATGTTCTTATCTCCTCAATAATAGTTCTCCTCTTTTCTTTAACAGCTTCAGCCATTTCATTAATGATAGAAAATCCAAATATCTTATCTATGATTCTTTTCTTGTCATAAGGTGACATTGTAATAAAAGACTTAAAATCATTTACAGATAAAATAATTACATTCTTAAATACATGATAAGGTATTTCATAAATTTCTGTTTCTAAAAAATCTTGTAAATTTACTTTACCTGCAACATCATATTCAGATCCATTTATTTTTACATTAAAAATACCGGGATTAATTCCTCTTTCTATTTCAACCGTATTGTTTTTAGATTCTAAATGTATCTTACCCCAAAGAGCGCTGTTTACTCTATTAGGCAAATCCTTTAATGTTGATCCTTCTACTTTACCGTAACATAGATAAGTTATAACTTTTGCTAATGTACTTTTACCTGCACCATTTCCACCTAGAACTAAATAAAGATCACTCTTATCTTTATCAAATTCTATTACTTGTGTACGATTACCGTAGCTCGCAAAGTTTTTAAATTCTACTTTTTTAATCTTCATAGTTAGGTGATAATGTTCTTTTATATAAATCCTGTACCGATACCTTTAACCTTTCCTTTAAATCTTCTTCATATTCTAGAGAATTAATGTATTCTGCTGCAATATTCATTAGGTTAAGTTCTCCGTTAAAATCAGACATTTCCCCATCTTCTCTATCATAAGGATTTTCTTCATCATAAATCCTAGGTTCTAATTTTCTAGCAACACCATCTAAATAATCCATAAACATATTAATGTTATATTTACCTAGTACATTTGATGGTATAAAAACATCCACAAAATTATCCTTTATTTCTTTCTTTATATCATCCATACGCATCTCCAAGATATCATTAATATAATACCTTATAAATTCTGGGCTCCTCTTATTCATAAAGAATTCATGCTTACCTGTATCTAAATCCAATACATAGATACCTTTTTGATTGCCTCTATCAGATCTTGTCATTTGGTAAGGATTACCTACAAGAACAAAATTTTGTTTATCTTGTCTATAATGAATATGGCCAGAATAAACTCTTTTAAATCTTTTAAATATTCCTACATCATTACCACCTTCATGTAAATGTTTTGTACTAGGAGAAGTTTGTACACCTCTTGTTTCAGTATGACAAAACATATAATCGATATTTTCCTTAATAGAATCTAAAGTTTCTTTTTCATGCTTATGGTCTCTTCGCCACGGCATAAGCAAACATTTAGCATTACCGTACTTTAAAATTCTAGGTTCTTTATGAACAGTAACATTAGGTAAATATTTTAAACAATCCACAGATGCTATATCATTTGAATTCTTTCTCATAATATCATGATTACCAACTATGATATGAATATCAGGAAATATTTTACCTAATTCTTCAAACACTCTGATTGCCAAATCTTGTGCAGCTAAATTAACACTCTGACGATTATCAAACACATCGCCTAAATGATAAAGAACATCACCTTCTTTATATTCTTTTTTAACTAAAGGTATAAAAAACTCAAAAAAGTAATCTTCAATAATATTAAGCCATAATACAGAATTTGATCTACACCCTAAATGTGAATCACTTACCATCCAAACTCTTGCCATGTTAAAATAATTTTCTGATTTTTCTTTTCTCTAGGATATTATACTTATCATCCAATTCTCTAATAAGTTCATCTTTAAATTTATTTGAAAGTGAATTATAGAATTTATTAGGAAATACATCAAAGTAATCTGATATGACACTAAAGATATCTACTCTTGTATAACCATCACCTATTTTTTCAATAATATGAGAATATACACGATTAATTTGTACCTTATTTAATTTTTTAATGACACCTTCTGGGGTAGCTTCATTTAAATGTTCATATTCACTACCTTTAATAATCTTATCTATTTTACTAATAAGTAATTCATAATGCATCTTATCATCAGGATCCATACTATCACCATAAGTTGCAGCAACTGTAAAATTTACTTTATTTTCAGTTATATCCTGTTCACCATAAGTGTTATTAAAAATTTTATCTTTGTCTGCTAATTTAGGTGGAATAGGTTTTCCATTTTCATCTAATTTAGGTTTTTTCTTTTTTCCCCACATATTTTTATTTTAATTTATATCATCAGTTTCAGTTAATCTCATGTGATCATAATCAATATTAAATCTACATCGAGTACCTTTACCTTGACCGTCTCTAATTTTTAGTACCTTTAACCAATACTCACGATTTGCATGCATCATAGAATCTTGGATAAGAGCATACATAACATCTGCTGTATGCGCAAGACCTGCAGATTCTGCAATGTTTTCCATTCTTACTTCAGTGGCATCCCATGCACCTCTATTAATTTGAGTTGCAGAAATAACCAACATGTCTCTCTTAACTGCTAAGGCACGAAGATCCTCAGCAATTTGTTTAATTTTCATATAAGTATTTTCTGTATTAGGATTTCTATAATTTGCAAGAATGTTAATATAATCAACAACTAATACATTTACTTTATGATCTTGTGCTTCTTCTAAATCTTTTAAATAAGCTTCTATATCTAAAACCGTACCTTGCGAAGTTGGCATTTCTTTTACAAAAAGTTTACCTGGTGGTAATAAACCTCGAGATATTTTTTCGAGGCGCCTTTTCATATAATCTCTATTACCAGTCTTTTCGTCATATTGCGGCATTGGTATACTTAATAGATTTGATCCTATTCTCTTTAATACTTTTTGCGCCGACATCTCTGCAGATATAAAAACTACATTATGACCCATCCTAACAAAATTAGCAGCATCATTAGCTAACCATATAGATTTACCAATGTTCTGTTCACCTGCATAAACTATTAAAGATTTTGTATCATACCCACCACCTGATACATTATCTACAAAAGTCCATCCTGTTTCTATTTTCTTTGATGTTCTCTGTACGTGATCTTCTGGTTTAAAAAAGTCTAATCCAATATCGGTGTCAAAGTTTAATGATCCTTCAGTAGAGATCATACCTATTGCTCGAGTTACAACATCTTCAACATTCTCTGGTGAAACATCTTGAGTTTTTACATATTCAATAGTTCTTACTAACTGTTTATCAAAATGTTTCCATTTAACCCAGGACTCACCTGTTCTTTTTAGCCAATCTTGGTCATATTCATTAATATTAATATCATAAATACTTGATACAATACTGTCAGGTATTTCATTTGGATCATCTTTAATCAGCGCCTTCATTTGTTCTCTTGAAGGACTTTCACCAAAATCAGTATAAAACTTTTTAGATAATTTTGCTATATGATCTAAATCATTATTAGAAAAGAAACCTGGACCAGTACTTTTTAGATAATGTGGTTTTTTAAGAAAGTAATTAAAAAATATTTTTTCGTGATCTGTACTAGAATTCATTCTTTTTTATTTTTATATAGCAAAAACTATATTTAGTTTATTCATAAGGATTTACAATTACCTCGTATGTAGTATAAGCAGAATTAGATAATGATACTTTAATTATCTTATCATTTCTAAGTTGCATAATTATGGAATTAGCCTTTTCATCATCTAGGCTATACTTTTTCTTTAAGGATACATTGGTAAATTTAATTTCCTTTGCAACCTTTCCACAATAATCTCGTATTAGTTCATATATAATATCCTCGGAATCTGGATAGTTAGGTAATGATGTATGATTTCCTAATACGTGCTTTACTTTAAGTTTTGCAGTATTAAGATTTTTCGGTAACATCGGCTTCTAGCATTTCGGTTAAATTTTCAACATCAAGTTCTTCACCATACTTAAACTTAGCAGCAACGATTGGCTCCAACGCCTTCAGTACACTCTCGGTCATTACTTCTGGTGTAAATAATTGATTAAGATCAACAGTATCATTAAGATGCTTTACACAGATTTTTCTTGCAGTAGCGGCTGGTTGAAAATACCAAGTTACATCTTTACCATCTTTATTAAAAGAATGTTCTCTACAATCTGCTTTGCCAATATCAGTTAATTTCTTAAATGCATTTTCATTTATAAACCTTCCTCTTTCAACGCCACATGTGTCCCAGCTAATATATTCTTCTAATCCAATATAAGGATTCATACCTTTATTAAAAGATATATGGAATTTAATGTTTGTTGGTTTTGCAAATCTATTCTTATTTGGTTTAGCAGTAACAATAATACCGGTTTGTTCTATACCTTCTTTTAGTTTAGCTTTACCTAAAAATAAAATAATAGAAGCAGCATACTCAGGACCAGTTCCACCACCACCTACTTGCCTAGAAAATAAATCTTGTGTTTGGTAAGTATGATTAGTAAATAAGAAAGGTATTTTACATATACCGAATTGCGTCATAATGATTCGGAATGTAGATTTTAGAAGTTTAGCTCTTGTCATATCAGCTTTACTACTTCCGGTTTTAGCATCATCAATTTCTTTTTGAGTTGCCAAGTTACCTGCAGAATCTAACACTACCATAATTTTAGGTAGAGCAATACCTTTTGCTTTCTGTTCAATCAGTACATCAGTAATTGCAGTTACTGAAGTTCTAAATTCTTGAACAGTATTACATGGTTCATATCTAAATTTAGTTGGATCAATACCGAACTTTTCTACTAAGGTTTTATCTACAGCATTTTCAGAATCATAAAATACAATACTATAACCTTGTGCCTGTGCTTGTTTGATTGCATTTAAGATAAGATAAGTTTTACCAGTACCAGAAGGCCCGGCTAATGCAACAGCTCTGTTATTAGGATAACCTCCAAATAAAGAACCTGTTAAACATGCGTTAAGATGCCAATTTCCTGTTGGGATATAATGATCTATTTCTGAAATTGTAGATTTATCTAATGTCTCACCATAAGTGGAGTGTTTTGACATTTCTTTGTTTAAATCTGCGAATGAAAATTCTTTTGCCATATTTGTTTTATTTTATTATTATATTGTTTTTTTACCTTTTGTTTACTTAGAAGAGGCTTGTAGTATAAATAAGATTTCGATTAAATCCTTTAAAGCCCATTGCGGTTACAACACGATTTATTGGATCTAATATTGTTTTTTCAAACTGCCTATCATAATCAATTTTAGGAGCAAATTCATAAGGATAATCACCAGGTGCATATGCAAATACATCACAAGATTTATCTTCAGAAAAATACATTTTACATTTTTCACCATTTCCTAATGGTTGATATTTACCTTTTTTGCCTGAATTATTTAGTAAGTAATTATGATACCCTGCTGACCTAACACCGATTGGGCATTTAGATGCAATCTCAAATGATTCATAATCATTAACAATATACTTTTGATAGTTATTTACTTTTCTTGAAAAACTGATTTGATCTACGTTAGCCAATCTAAACTGTCTCTTAACATCTTTAAGTAATGCAGCAAAAGCTTTCATATCTAATTTACTAACAGAAAAAATATAAGTTAATAGTTCCTTTAGTTTTTCTCTAGCAAAAATAGGAGTAGATGATTGTATGATTTCAAATCCTTTTGAGCTAATTTTAGAAAGATCATCGTAGTGAATATCAGGATCCTTCCAAACTATATTTTGCATATATTTTTTCTTGGCTAACCAAATTGCATTTTTAGCAATACTCTCTAATTCAAAAGATAAAAAGTTTTCCGCGTTATTTACATCCGCATATTTTTGTAAAATCTTTTCAAGGTACTCATTTACTCTAACTTTATATAGCTTTAAAATAAATTCCTTTTCATCACCTTTCCAGCCTTCTGATTTTTCTATTACCTCATCAAATTTAACATAAACAGAATCTGTATCAATATAAATACCTACAGGTTTTTCAATTTTACCTGTTACGGTTATTCCCATTTCTTTATGAGCTGCAATATCTTTATGCCAATAATCTTTAAAATACCTATTAAGCAATTCTTCGGTATATAAAATAGCATCTTTACCTTGGAGGGTAATTGTTTCTGCTATATCTACATTAAAGAAATAAAAATAAGGATTACCAAATGCACCGTATATAGAGTTAAGCATTAACTTAACTGCCTGTTCATAATTATAAAACTTTGATGCCTCCTCGTTAATTTTTTGTAATTCTGTAGTCTCTGTCATTATATTTCTTTATATTAATTATATAGTAAATCTGTAAAAGGTTTATGAAAAAGGCGCCTCTATATGAAGCGCCTTTTATGTATTATAAAAATGTAATTAAGATTTAAAACGAAGGTTTTCAAAAAATAAACCTGTATTCTTTATAAAAGCGTTACTCCACTCTAACCTCTCTTCGGGGTAATTCATAGTAGTTACATTGCGGAGCTCTTTGGTATATTCTTCATTGTACATTAAACCGTATTCCTCCAATTTATTAATCCAATAAGGTTTGTACTGTTCGTTCACGTGATGGAATCCACCCCAGCCTGGAGGAGCATGAGTTATAACCACATATTTAGCTAATGTAAAATCTTTTATATAATGAGGTATATACTTTTCATCTACATGCTCTACGAATTCAGTTGACCAACACATGTCAAAAGTTTCTTCTAAACCTGAGGATCCTGTAGTATAATCATGTACTATGTAATCTGCTGAGCATTGTCTTTTTAATGTCCAATCACCATCAATACCTTTTACACTTAAGCCTTTTTGTTTTGCCAAATCAACCATACCGCCTGGGCCACATCCTACGTCTAAAAAACTTTTTATATTTAAACTTTTTATGAACCAATTTAAAGATCCATGATCCATGTGAGTGCGGTATTGATGACCACCTAAATGTTTTTCTAACTCTGCCATGCCAAGAATTTATTTAATCCTCGTCGGTAATTGCAACAGCCACAGTAAGATGTGTATTAGTATCTAACGATTTAAATACTACTTTATTTTCACATACACTTACTTTGTAATTTTCCTTATCTAAAAGATTAATATACTTTTTGTAAATTACAACCTTTGCACCTTTCTCTACATCTGAATCATAAGAGTGGCATAAAGTAGCATCATAAGAAGTACCTTTAATATTAATGCCTTTTTCTCCAATATAAAGAGTAAAGATATCTTCATCCTTATCTAAGTTAAATAATGATTTCATTTTATCTACATGAGTAGTAAGTAAATCAAAACTAAACATTTTGGAATCTACATCAAACGCTCGGTCAGTTTCTTCTTTGCTCATTTCCATAAAAGATAATGAAGGATCTGTACAGGCTAAATTAATCTGAAGATCTTCATTTTCTAAAATAAAATCACTTGCCATTAATTCTCCATCATATTCAGTATATTTAATGCGACCTTTTACATCACCATTAAAATGGCTTAATGCATCAATAACTTTAGTTCCATTATAAAAGCTTACTTTTACAGGATTTTCAATATCTGCTTCAAATATATCAGCAGTAGGTGTGTTAACCAATTTTACGGCATCTCTCTCAGGAAAATAGACAGAAGATACAGTTCCTTCTTTAGCGATTTTCATAAAGATAAATTTGTCAATTGGAAGTAGTTTGCGAACGAATGAACTTAGTTCATAACCGTCAATTTTGTTAATTTTTGTTTCCATTTAAAATATTATTTGTTTATTATTATATTGATTATTGTTACTTAGTTTAATGTATATGCGTTAATAATTACATTGTTAATGATATCTCCCTGTTCTATCTTTTCTATATGTTCCCAGCCATCAAATACTTGACCAAACGTAGTATGACCAGCATCTAAATGTCTTGTGGCATTTATAGAAAAGCATACAAAAAACGCCCCCATATCACTATTAGGCTGTCCAGTGTTTGCTCCACTTAGTGTTCCAAAAAAATGTTTGTTATTTTCTTTATACCTTCTTGGTGGAATTAACTCATCATGCATATATGAATGAGTACCTTCAGCAGGTTCATTAGGACCACTTTGTGCCATAAAGCCAGGAATTACTCTACTAAAGACAATATCTTTAAATAAGCCGTTGTTGGCATTATCTATAAATCTATTAGTATGAAATGATGCCTCTTCTAATAATCTAAAAATTATATCACCTTTATCCATTTTAAAGGTTGCTGTTATTATTCTTTCCATTTTAAAATACTGATTTTGTTTTTAATTCTTTTTTTAATATAAATCCATTTTTCTGTATACTTTTAAAAGAAGGTGGTTGCCAATTCTTGTCATAAAGTATATTTTTAAGCTCGTATTTGGCTTCATATTTAAAACCGTATCTCCATTCTAGGCCTGGTAAAAAATCATTTAACCATAGCGGTTTTTTTACTCCTATTGCATAATGAATAATAGAAGGTACAACTACCTTAAGATACTTATCAGGAGGTGTACCTGCCTTCATCATCTTATCTCTATTTTGCATTAATCTTAAATCTTTACTTTCAGTAAACTTTACCTTTCTACCTTCCGCTAAATACCTATGAATGTTAAAATGATGGAATCTCTGTTCTACTGTCCAGCTTGTATATCCACTAAAATTAAAATATTGGTGGTGAATAAAAGGATGCTTCATAAATCGTTCAAAGTAATATTCTAATTTAGGATCATCAGCATAAATAATATTACCTGCATTTATTGAAAGGTTATTCATTTGGTCTAATGTAAAGTCACTTTCAAAAATTTCATTAAAAGCATTCATTACATCATGCTTATCTTTATTTCTAATATAAAATAAGTTTTCTTTTTTAATACCGAACTCTTCATATTCATCCCACATATAACTTAGGTCATTTAAAATAAATACATCGTCATCTGACACTAAGGTTCTCTTTACTTTAAATTTTTCCTTTAAGTATATAGGCATTAAGATTTTAAATAAGCATCCATGACTTAATAAAAATTCTTTAGACTTACCTTCATAATTATGCTTTTCTATATAATAATCATAAAGGTCTTTTAGTATTATTATCTTTGCATTTTTAAAAATATCTAAGTTATGTTCATTAAAAATACCTTTAAGTTTTTCTAAATCTATTTTAGTATTATCTACAAATAAATAAATATCAAAATTTTCTTTGATTCCTTTAGGATAATAACTACATAAAATATTTGTAAACTCTAGACTAGATATTCCTATGGCTAGCGCGTTATCTTTCATAATTAAATTATACTTTTTACTTTATATTTCTTTTTAGGTTCTGATCCAATTTCTACAGATTCAATAATTTTATGATTTGTATTGTCTTGCTTTAAAAATGTATAGTTAGTCATTTTAGCTTCACCGTTGCAAAATTTCTTAACTTCATCAGCCATATCCATTGCAGTAGTCACTGGTACATTCTGTGCAATATGATTTACTTGCTTTGGATTTTCAATACCGAAGTCTAGAGGTAAGCCCATTAAATGCAACATCTCTCTTACATTAAGATATCTATTTTCTATAGGATGAACACCATTAAACATATTTCTACCAATAAGAGCAGAAAATGAATCATGAAAGAAGTGTGGTGATGCATCCCAATAACCTAACCCTTGACTAGTTTTATATTCTTGGTGCTCTAACATATCAATAAAAGTCTTTGTAGATTTTTTATTTGAAAATCCTCTTTTAGGATAATGTTCTTCTAACCATTTAATACAATCAGGTATTAATTCATTTTTTTCTAAGTACTGTGCAATAGTACCTTTCTTAAATTTAGCAGCAAATTCAGAGTGTGTTAAACCTTCTTTTTCTAAAACATATTCATAAGGTTTAAAATGGTCTGTAACCTTTCCTTCAACCATAAACATATCTTGGTGCGTAGCATCTTCTGGTATTTCATTCAAATAATCAATAAGATTTTTCTTTTCTCTAAACTTCCAACTTAACATAGGAACTGTTGGGGTATTCCAAAAGAAATAAAAGGTTCTCATTCTTCTTTGTGGTATTCCATGCAATTCAGTATTAGTTTTAATTAACGAAAAACTATATCCGTATTTTTCACCAATAGCTTTTAATCTATCAACTACGCCTTCTCCCATCTTAGTAAAAAGACCAGGTGCATTTTCACCCCAAAGAACTTTAGGCTTTACATTTTCTAAAATATACTCTGATGAATTATACATCCATTGATTCTGTGTTGCGCCAGATCCTCGAGATGCAGCACTACCTTTCGCAGAATTTAAT